CCTAAACCGAGGTTTTTGAGAAACAAGAGCCTGGCCCTGCGGCGGGCTGCGCTGGCACACTTGCGCCCATTTGTGGAGAAATCAGCGTGCTTATTGGCTACATCAGGGTGTCAACAAATGACCAGAACACGGACTTACAGCGGATTGCGCTGCAGAGCGCAGATTGTGAGCTGATTTTTGAGGACAGGATAAGCGGAAAGACCAGCGACAGGCCGGGGCTGAAGAAGGCGCTGCGGTGCCTGCAGCCCGGTGACACGCTGGTAGTGTGGAAGCTGGATCGGCTCGGCAGAAGTATGCGCCATCTGGTAATGCTGACGGAGGAGCTGCGCGAACGTGGCGTTAATTTCCGCAGCCTGACTGACAGTATTGATACCAGTACGCCAATGGGCCGTTTTTTCTTCCACGTCATGGGCGCCCTGGCTGAAATGGAGCGTGAGCTGATCGTGGAGCGCACCCGCGCCGGGCTGGCCGCCGCGCGTGATAAAGGGCGCATCGGCGGCAGGCGGCGGAAGATGACGCCGGAAACCGCAGAACGTGCCCGGCGGATGCTGGCGCAGGGCGCAACGCTGCTGCAGGTGTCACTGGTGCTGGACGTGTCCGTGAAGACGATTTACCGCTACATACCCGCCCCGGAACAGAAAGCCCTGCGCGAAAATCGTTTGTCTGTTGTGCCAGAGACGGCACAACAGCCAGCGCGTGCCCCGGCATAGCGGACCATAGACCATAGCGGAACCCCTTCACAGGAGAACCGCCACATGGCAGATGATTATCACCACGGCGTGCGCGTTGAGGAAATCAACGAGGGCACCCGAACTATTACCACCGTCAGCACCGCGATTGTGGGACTTGTCTGCACCGGCGACGACGCCGACGCGGCCACCTTCCCGCTGAACCGCCCGGTGCTGTTAACCGACGTACTCACCGCCAGCGGCAAAGCCGGGGAATCCGGTACGCTGGCCCGCTCACTGGACGCCATCGGGGATCAGTCAAAACCCGTCACCGTTGTTGTGCGCGTGCCGCAGGGCCAGACCGAAGCGGAAACCACCGCCAACATCATCGGCGGCGTGACCGACGGCCAGCGCACCGGCATGAAAGCGCTGCTGGCCGCGCAGTCAGTATGCGGCGTCAAACCCCGCATTCTGGGCGTGCCGGGCCACGACACCAAAGCCGTCGCCACTGAACTGCTGAGCGTGGCGCAGAGCCTGCGCGGCTTTGCCTACCTGTCCGCGTATGGCTGTAAAAGCGTTGAAGAGGCGATTGCTTACCGTGCCAACTTCAGCCAGCGCGAAGGGATGCTGATCTGGCCTGACTTCATCAGCTTTGACACCGTGCTGAAGGCGGACGCGACGGCATACGCCACCGCACGCGCGCTGGGCCTGCGCGCCAAAATTGACCAGCAGACCGGCTGGCACAAGTCCCTGTCAAACGTGGGCGTGAACGGCGTCACCGGCATTTCAAAAGATGTTTTCTGGGACCTGCAGGACCCGGCCACCGATGCGGGCCTGCTGAACCAGAACGACATCACCACGCTGATCCGCAAGGACGGCTTCCGCTTCTGGGGTTCCCGCTGCCTGAGCGATGACGCACTGTTTCAGTTTGAGTGCTACACCCGCACCGCTCAGGTGCTGATGGACACGATGGCAGAAGCACAGATGTGGTCCGTTGACGGTGCGCTGAACCCGTCACTGGCCCGCGACATCATCGAGAGCATCCGCGCGAAGCTGCGCAGCCTGGTGAATCAGGGCTATCTGATTGGCGCGGACTGCTGGCTGGATGAAAGCGTGAACGATAAGGACACGCTCAAGGCGGGCAAGCTGCTGATCGATTACGACTACACGCCGGTGCCCCCGCTGGAAAACCTGCTGCTGCGTCAGCGTATCACTGACCAGTATCTGGTCGATTTCAGCAGCCGCGTCAGCGCATAAGGAGACGGAAAAATGGCATTACCCCGCAAACTCAAGCACCTGAACCTGTTCAACGCAGGCAACAACTGGCAGGGATTGGTTGAATCCGTGACGCTGCCGAAAGTTACCCGCAAGTTTGAAAAGTATCGCGGCGGCGGCATGGCCGGTGCGGTGGATATCGACATGGGCCTGGACGACGGCGCGCTGGATACGGAGTTCACCGTGGGCGGCACCGAAGCGCTGCTGTTTAAGCAGCTTGGCACCGAAACCGTGGACGGCATTCAGCTGCGCTTTACCGGCTCCATTCAGCGCGACGATACCGGCGAAGTGCAGGCGGTCGAGCTGGTCACGCGCGGACGCTATAAAGAGCTGGATTCCGGCGAATGGAAAACCGGCGAATCCAGCACCACCAAAGTGTCCGCAACCAACAGCTACGCAAAGCTGACCATCAACGGTGAAGTGGTTTACGAGATCGACATCGTGAACATGATCCACATCGTGGACGGTAAAGACCTGATGGAAGCGCACCGCAACGCGCTGGGCCTGTAATCACACCGGCAGGCGCTGCGCCTGCCGCTTATCTCTCTTTTTAACGGAATCAAATCATGACAGACAAAGCTGCACCAAACGAAAAGGCCGTTGAGCTGGACACCCCGATCCTGCGCGGCAAAACCGAAATCACCTCCGTCACCGTGCGCAAGCCACAATCCGGCGCGCTGCGCGGCACCCGCCTGCAGGCATTGCTGGACATGGACGTGAACGCACTGATCACCGTGCTGCCGCGTATCACCACCCCGGCGCTGACCACGGCGGAAATTAACGAAATGGACCCCGCCGATCTGGTGAGCCTGTCGGTAGAGGTGGTCACTTTTTTGCTGAAGAAGTCGGTCCTGTCGGATTTAGCGACGGCCTGACGGTAGACGATCTGGTGGCGGACATCGCCACCGTCTTTCACTGGCCGCCCTCCGTTACCGAATCCATGACGCTGACCGAGGTGCTGGAGTGGCGGCACAAAGCAATCCTGCGACACGGGGCCAGCGATGAGTGATAAAAATCTGCGTCTGCAGGTCGTGCTGGGCGCGGTCGATAAGCTGACCCGCCCCTTCCGCAGCGCCCGCGACAGCACCCGTGAGCTGGCTGGCACGCTGCGCGACACCCGCAACACCCTGAAAGAGCTGGACGCGCAGGCTGGGCGCATTGATGGCTTCCGTAAAACCCGCTCACAACTTGCCATCACCGCAAACAATCTCAAGGCCGCCCGCGAAGAAGCGGCGCGGCTGGCCGTGCAGTTTACGGAAACAAACAAGCCCACAGCTGCACAGGCCCGCGTGCTGGAGCAGGCAAAAAACCGCGCCAGCCAGCTGCAGCAGACTTACAACGGGCTGCGCCTGTCGGTGCAGCGTCAGCGTGAGGCGCTGGGCGCTGCCGGTATCGACACGAAGAAACTCAGCCAGGCACAGCGTGAGCTTAAAAGTCAGGCTGACGAAGCGCGCGCCGCGATTGACCGGCAGCAGCTGTCGCTTAAAAAGCTGGGAGAGCGGCATGCAAAGCTGAGCGCAGCTCGTGAGAGATATTCCCGATCGCTTGAGGTGCGCGATCGCGTGGCCGGTGCCGGTGCGGCAACGTCTGCCGCCGGGCTGGCGATGGGCGCGCCGGTGCTGGCCGCCGTGAAATCTTCAGCGGCAATGGAAGACGCCATGAAGGGCGTGGCAAAGCAGGTTAACGGGCTGCGCGACAACAACGGAAACCGCACGAAGCAGTTCTATGACATGCAGGCCGCTATCAAGGCCGCCAGTGAGCAGCTGCCGATGGAAAACGGCGCGATAGATTACGCCGCGCTGGTTGAGGGCGGCGCGCGCATGGGCGTGACGAACCAGAACGATTCTTATGAGGATCAGAAGCGCGACCTGCTGGCCTTTGCCACCACGGCGGCGAAGGCGTCAACTGCGTTTGAGCTGCCCGCCGGTGAGCTGGCCGAAGGGCTGGGAAAGATTGCGCAGCTGTACAAAATCCCTACCCGTAACATCGAGCAGCTGGGCGACGCGCTGAACTACCTGGACGATAACGCCATGTCCAAAGGTTCGGACATCATCGACGTGCTGCAGCGTATGGGCGGCGTGGCTGACAGGCTGGACTACCGCAAGGCCGCCGCGCTTGGCTCAACCTTCCTCAGTCTGGGCGCAACGTCGGAAACCGCCGCCAGTGCGGCGAACGCAATGGTGCGCGAGCTGTCCGTTGCGACTATGCAGGGCAAGTCGTTTATGGGCGGCATGGCGCTGCTGAAACTCGATCCGGCAAAGATTGAAAAGCAGATGACCACGGACGCGATGGGAACCATCCAGCGCGTGCTGGAAAAGGTGAATAACCTGCCTGCTGATAAGCGCCTGACGGCCATGACGATGATTTTCGGTAAGGAGTTCGGCAAGGATGCGGCCAAACTCGCTAACAACATGCCGGAGCTGAGGCGACAGCTGCAGCTGACGCAGGGCGACGGAGCGAAAGGCTCCATGCAGAAAGAGTCGGACATCAATAAGGACTCGCTTTCTGCGCAGTGGATGCTGACCAAAACCGGCGTTTCCAACACCATGAGCGGCCTGGGCGATACGCTGCGCACGCCGCTGATGGACATCATGAACATGGTGAAAAAAGTCACCGGCGTGACCCGCCGCTGGGTGGAAAACCACAAGGAGCTGGCGGGCGCACTGGTAAAAACGGCTGCTGTGATCTCCGTGATTGTGCTGGCGCTGGGTACGTTCATGATTGGCCTTGCGGCAGTGCTGGGGCCGATGGCGCTGCTGCGCCTGAGCTTTAACGTGCTGGGAATAAAAGCGTTCAGCGCGTTCGGATTAATAAAAAGCGCCATCGGCATCGTGGGGAACGGCGTGTTGTGGCTGGGGCGGCTGATGTTCGCAAACCCAATTCTGGCCGTGATCGGGTTGATTGCCGCCGGGGCACTGCTTATCTGGCAGAACTGGGACACGCTGGGGCCAAAACTTGCCGCGCTGTGGGATGGTATCAGCACAAAGGTCAGCAGCGTCTGGACCGCGATCCGCACCTACATCAGTACAAAGTGGGGGGAGATTGTCGCCGACGTGCAGGCCCTGCCCGCAAGGTTTCAGGAGGCAGGTTCGCAGATGATTGACGGACTGATGGCGGGTATCAGCCAGAAGTGGGACGCGATCAAAAACAAGCTGTCTTCACTGACCGACTATCTGCCGGACTTTCTGAAGCCGGGCGGCGATAAGCCCGGCGCACCGCAGCTGCCGCGACCGGCAACAGTAAAAGCGGGTAGTGGTGCATCTCTGCCGCCGGGCGGATTCCCCGGATTTGCGGGCATGTACGACAGCGGCGGCTTTATTCCGTCCGGGAAATTCGGCGTGGCCGGTGAGAACGGGCCGGAGCTGGTCAGCGGTCCGGCGAACGTGACCAGCCGCCGGAGCACAGCACGGCTGGCAGCACTGGCGGCGCTGACGCTGGGTGGTGCCGGAGCGACGGCGGAGGCGAAGCCGCTGCACCCGCTCAGCCTGCCAGTTCAGGCGTACCGGCAGGAAGCACCGCGCATGAGTGGCAGCGCTACACAGGGAGCTGCACCGCAGATTCACGCCTCCTTCACCATCGTGCAGCAGCCGGGCCAGAGCCAGCAGGATCTTGTGGATGAAGTGATGCGCAGGCTTGAGGCAAAAGAGCGGCAGGCGCAGGCCCGCGCCCGCAGCAGCTACCGGGACAGAGGAGGATTTGAGGAATGATGATGACGCTGGGCTTATTTGTTTTCATGCTGAGGACGGTGCCCTATCAGGAACTGCAGTATCAGCGCAGCTGGCGATTTCCGTCAAACAGCCGGGTTGGCGTGCGGCCCTCGCTGCAGTTTTTAGGCCCGGACAACGACACGCTGACGCTTTCCGGTGTGCTTTTGCCGGAAATTACAGGCGGTAAGCTGTCGCTGCTGGCTCTGGAAAAGATTGCTGACTTGGGGCGTGCGTGGCCTCTTATCGAAGGAAGCGGAACGATTTATGGCATGTTCGTGATCGAGAGCTTCAGCCAGACTAAAACGGAGTTCTTCAGCAGTGGCGTTTGTCGCCGGATTGAATTCACTCTGACCCTGAAGCGTAATGATGAGTCATTGAGCGAAATGTTTGGCAGTCTCAGCGATCAGCTGCCTGCCCTGCAGAATCCGGCGTTTACTGCGGGAGCCTCAGCCGGTGCATTAGTGGGAGGAATTTTATAATGATCGCCTCAAACTGGATAACCGGCCAGCAGGGTGCTCCAGCCTTCCGGCTGACTATGGGGGGGGCAGACATCACGCAGAAGCTGGAAAAGCGCCTGCTGAGCCTGACGCTCACGGACAACCGGGGATTCGAGGCGGACCAGCTGGACATCGAGCTGGACGACGCGGACGGTCAGCTGCAACTGCCGCGCCGTGGTGTCGTGCTCTCGCTGTCGCTGGGCTGGCAGGGTGAGGCGCTTTTCCCGAAGGGCAGCTATACGGTTGACGAAATCGAGCACAGCGGCACGCCTGACCGCCTGACGCTGCGGGCGCGCAGCGCAGACTTCCGGCAGACGCTGAACACGAAACGGGAGAAGTCCTGGCACAAAACCACTGCGGGCGAAATTGTCCGGGATATTGCCGGGCGCCATAAGCTGAATGCGGCGATGGGTGAGGACATGGCGGCGATAGAAATTGACCACCTTGATCAGACCAGCGAATCAGACGCCAGCTTTCTGATGCGCCTGGCTAAACAGTGCGGCGCGGTGGCCTGCGTCAAGGATGGAAACCTGCTGTTCATCCGGCAGGGCCAGGGCAAAACAGCCAGTGGCAAGGCGTTACCAGTGATTACCCTTCAGCGCAGCGACGGAGACAGCCACCGCTTCACGTTGGCGGACCGCGACGCTTACACCGGCGTGATTGCCAGCTGGCTGCACACCCGTGAACCGGCAAAAAAGCCTGAGGCAAAGGTAAAGCGCAGGCGGCGGAAAACCTCGGAAAAGAAGAAGGAGCCGGAGGCGAAACAGGGGGATTACCTGATCGGCACCGATGAAAACGTGCTGGTACTGAGCCGCACTTACGCAAACCGTGGTAATGCAGAGCGGGCGGCCAAAATGCAGTGGGAACGCCTGCAGCGCGGTGCTGCGACGTTTTCTATTCAGCTGGCAAAGGGGCGCGCGGAGCTATATACGGAAATGCCGGTGAAGGTCAGCGGGTTCAAGCAGCAGATTGATGCGGGGGAATGGATCATCACTACGCTGACGCACAGCCTGAGTGCTGATAGTGGATTTACTACCAGTATTGAACTGGAAGTGAAAATTGATTCATTAGAGATGGAATGAGAGCTATCTCAGTTGGGGTTTTGTGTGTATGATTCATCCAAAACGAGATTAGGTGAGGGTTGTCAGATGATGAATTGCCCATTGTGCGGGAACGCAGCCCACACAAGAAGTAGTTTCCAAGTTTCAAAAACCACAAAAGAGCGTTATAACCAGTGTCAAAATATCAATTGCAGTTGCACATTCAAATCGCATGAAACTGTTTCTGAAATCATAATGACACCCGGTAGCGTTAAATCAGTTCCACCACATCCGGGAAGAAATCAGCAGCAACCACTATGGATGTGAACGCTATAGTGTTCAAAAAGCCCACGCTCGTGGGCTTTTATGTTTCTGGAATCTCGCCAGTATTTAAGAAGTCTAAAAACTGTTCATCATTAAGAATTACTACACCCTTCATGCGCGCCGTAGTGACTTTGGTAGGCCCGGCATTATATCCGCAACATAGTAATTGAAGATTTTGAGTAACTGAACTTCTCACGGTCATGCCATTAGCAGCAGCACACTCTATTAACCTATCTTTGTCAGCTTTTTTGAAGCCTGTAAAACAAACATCAAAAGTGGCTGGTTTGGATTTGAACTTGCTTGCAGGTAAGTGAGAGTAATCAATTTCTTCAATTTTTTCTAAAGACTCAATGGCTGCCTCAGCAGAATCAAGCATCTTAATCACACGATCTTTTCTAAATGTTCTTAGCTGATGCGTAAAATTACAGATGCCTTGTAAATGGTCTTCGCTATGGCTGACTTTAAATATGGATTGGGCACCAATCTGCCCTTTAGCATTAACGTAAACAAAGTGCATTTCTTCCATGTGACCACCTTGAGGAGATTAATGAATGAGGAATTGATAGCCATGAAGCCTGAAGGGCATGTGGCAGCGGGCTTTGTTTGGAAAAATCTTGCTGCCACTTTGCTGCCAATCAGTTTTTAGGCTATAAAAAAAGCCGCTGACAAAACGACTTAAGTTAATGATATTAAATATAAAATTTGGTGGCCCCTGCTGGGTTTGAACCAGCGACCAAGCGATTATGAGTCGCCTGCTCTAACCACTGAGCTAAGGGGCCAGCGGAGCGGGGATTATAAAGTATCTCTTCAGGGCGATCCAGCACTCCGCC